GCTCACTCCCCAAAAGTTTGCAACAGGCTCACCATTTGACCAAAGAAGTTTTCCGGTAATTGTAATTTCTTTTTTCTTTGGCGGCAGTTGAAAAACAATTTCACTAATTTGCGCGCAAACACGATAATTGAGCAGTTTCAAACACGATAATACGCGGAATTTAAATTTGACTCACTCAAAAACATTCTACATCAAATTTGACTCACTCAAATTATTTTTCTTTGAATTGAAATGCGTAATTAAAATTATTAACTGCGCCTGTCCATTCTAATTCGGATGAAATGTATCCTTCAACGTCTTCAGGCGGAATCAAATTATAATTACGATAGATGATTGGTATTTCAGGGTAATTATTTCGGTGGACAATTCGAGCCGCTTTGAACTCCTTCTGTCGGCGCAAATTAAACTGTAAGTTTAGGTTTTGTTTGGTTTCGTCCAGCACTTCGGCAATCCTATCGCCTTCAGGTGGATCGTAAAAGTTTAGACTGCGAGTATATTGAACGCTCGAAGATTTTTCGGCTTGATATGGAAAGACATTTGCAAGTGTGAGTCCGTAAGCGGTAGCAATCGCTTGTGACCGTTCTCTAATAATTGATTCGCAATAATGCTCGGAACTCAAGATAATCAAAGCAACATCGCCACTCCATTTACGATTAGCATTGTTTAATTCTTGCCCAATTTGAATTCCATCAACCTCAAGATTTGTCCAGAATCTAAAGAATATCAATTTGAATCCAGCCATCGGCGCGGGAGCGTGCAGCTCGCCATCAATATTTACCGAATAGATTCTGTCGTTTGAACGGAATTCGTAATAATCAAATCCAAAATCTTCAAACTCATCTGAGTTTCTTTTGCCGCTCAAAATCTTTTTAGCAACCAAATCCGACAGCAATCCTTTATATCCGTCTGCCGTATCCGGGAAAGTTCCACCATCATATTTAGCTAAAATCCAGCCGCAACGAATTGTAAATTCAGCGGTGTTTTTGAGCGGATTTGACGAATTGAACCTAACCACGGGCTTTGAGTTGATTTCATTAGTTTGATAAGTCGGATACGAACTTGGCGCAGTCAAATGACGTGCGTAAATTGATTGATCAGTCCAACTTGTGACATTACTATTATCTGCTTGGGCAAGATTGGATGCTTCACAAAATAATGCAACTTCCTTTGCATCAAATCCATAATTGAGAGGCAAAACATCCGTGATAACAATATTACGAGTCGTATTTGCCGAGCCAAAAGAGTTCGTGACAGTTTGCTTAACTGTATAGGTTCCCGGTGCATCAAACGTGAATGATGGTGCAGGACTTGTCGAGTCAGTCGAACCATTATTTTCCTTATCGTAAGCATAGGAGGTGGCATCTACTGCTTGATTAGTAATTGCCACTGGCACGCCAACAGCTCCAGCCGATGGAATTGAAAATCCCGCTGTTGGAGCATTTTGGATAATTACTGTTTTGGATGCAGAGGTTGTCGTGTTTCCCCCAGCATCTCTGGCGACTGCCGTTAATGTATAAGTTCCATTTGGAAAATCAAACGAATCCCGATTTACATTAAAGCTCGTCAACCCGCTTCCCGTAATTTCTGCCCCCCAATTTGTGCCATTAAGTTTTAACTGCACCCCAACTACACCAATGTTATCGGCGCAAGTTCCCACAATATTTACAGAATTGCCTGAAATATTTGTCGAACTTGCAGACGGGGTTGTAATAGAAATTGTTGGCGGAGTTGAATCAGGCGGATCGCCGGTCACTTCAAATTCTGTAATGGTTGTATATTCTGCGCCCGTCGAAACTAAACGAACTTTCGAGCCTGTGACGTTAGAAAAATTGTGAGTATATTCAGAAACACCGTTGGTCGTGGATTGCCCGGTAACAATATTTACCCAAGTCGAGCCGTTCCAATAATCTATCGAATAGCCGAAATTGTATCCGGTATCTGTCCGATTTGTTTTGACTTTTATTTGATTAAACGTCCGATTTTGACCTAGATCAATTTCGAGCGTAATTGATGATTGCGTGGCAGAGTGATAATACGCACCGAGAGTCCCATCAATAGCTTGCGAAGCCTCGAACCCTGCTGCAAGAAAATTTGTCGCAGTCGCAGAACTGCCATTTGAATTAAGTGCGTAATTTGTTGGCATTTTACTTAAACCTTGCTAATTTTTCGTCATTTTGCGCTGCGTAAAGTCGGGCAAAAGCGTAATAGCTATAAACTAAGTTTGGATATTTTCCTTTCATTTCTTCAAATTCGTCCGCTGTTTTTGTTTCGTCCGGTAAATCTCTGGCAAATCTCATTTTATGTCGAGCATTAGTCCGAATTTTTAACTTAACAAGGTTGATGTCAAGCATTTGCAGATTATAAACATCGGATGAAACCTCAAGCCAATCAAAAAATGCACTTTCAATTTCATTGAAAAATTCAGGAAATGTTTGTTTGGCTTCTGAATAATCAATTTCAAATTCACGATTTAATGCAGATTTGGAAGACTCTTTATTCTCAAACTGTTCTTTTTTATAAACTTCAACTGTTAGCTTCAGTTTGTTATCAAACAAAAACAGGCGCATTGGAATAGAATAAAGTGTAAATTCTTCTAAATCCTCGCCGACTGAAGTAAATGTTTGTGGATTGTATGACTCAATTATTCGTTTTTGCTCTTGCATAATCAACTCCATTCCTGCACTTTAAATTTCCTCTTTTCAATATCCGCGCCCTTCAAACTTTTCGCTTCAGCGACTGCGGAATCAACACTTTCGCGGACTAAATAGGTTCGCGGACTACCGCTGATTTTGCGATGGTCAATCGTGACCATATCGCCCGGCATAACTTGGAAGGTTCGCGCTCCATAGCCCGAAAATTCGCAAAGCAAATCATTGCCAACTTCGAGTTTTGCCCGTGTCTGCAAAACTTTTCGCGCTTGCCAGCGAGTCATATTGAACAATTCGATGACCTTGACATTTTCGCGGTATTTTCGAGTTAGCCAATCAATTTTGTAGCTCACCGGCACAATCGGCTCTTCCAAATATTGCGAGTCCAAATCACGGAATTTTGCCTCGTATTCGGTAATCGGATCGGACTGCAAAATATCGCGCCGTTTGAAACTGAATGTTCCTTCGATAATGTTTGAACTATCAAAGGTAAAGGTTGAGGCTAACTGCTCCAAACAAAAGAATCTGATTTTGCCATTCACGTCCTGCATCACGGAATTTGATAAGAACAAAATTTGCCGAATTGCATCGCTAATATTGGTTGGATTACTAAAAAAAACGTGCGATTCGTAACGCGGACGAGATTCAGCTTTTGGATACAAATATTTTGATGGCACGATTTGTTCGGTTTGGCTCGTTGATGACCATTTCAAGGTCAATCCGGCGTTTCCCGTGTTTTCGTAATGCTCAATTTTGATGTCATAAAGTTGCCCGGCTGTCAGCGCGATTGTTCCGCTATGCTCTCCGGCTGTTCCCCATTGATCAATGATTAAACTGCCGTTTACCCAAAGTTTTCCCCCGTCGTCGTGATAAAGTTTGAAAGTATAAGTTTCTGAATATTTAGCGCGGATTTTGCCCTCTAAACGAGATGAAAAATTGTCAGTATTCATTCCCGGTGCTGCTGTGCCATTGGCAAATTGGACATCCATATAAGATTCAATTCGTTTGGCATAAACAGGAGCAGTCAGCGTTGCATTATTGAAATATTCTGCCGTTAATCCAATTCCTTCAAAATCTGGAATCGTGGTGTAATCAACCGTTTCGGTTGCTTGACAGTAATCGTGCCAATCTGTCCACGCTGCCCAATCAATACGCGAAATCCAATATTCAGCTAAATTGGTAAATGCGCTCGGCAAATTCGGCAACCGGGCATAAGTCAAAAGCAGTTCAATAACCTCACGAGCGGGATTTGCTGAGTAGGAAAAATCGGTTTGAGTTCCGGAACTGTTAAAATTTGGGCAAAGTTTTGTCTGCGCTAAAACACTCAAACCTTCAGGCGGATTGCTGATATTATCAATATCCGCTTCACCGGCGGGAGTCCGAAATGCCATTGCCGCAGAATTTGAATGTGGAACGTCGAGCGGAAACCAAGAATCAACTTCGCTCATTGCAGTTGCTTGACCACCTTGCCGAAAATGATATTCACTCGAAGCCAAGTTAAAACCACGCCACCAAACGCCCTCGACCGCATTCCATTTGCCCTCGCCCAAACGATTGAATCCGTAAATTTGATGTGTTGGCGAACTTCCCGACGGATACGACCAGAGCAAATGACCTTCAGCAATGTGGCGACCAAAAGCCACGGTCAAAACCTTGCGCTGGGATTCTCTATTTTTTAAATGATTGAATGTTGCCATCTTTTAATAAAGATTGTAAAAATCTCTGCCATATCCGCCACCATAGCCGCCGCCGCCTTCACCGCCGCCACCATATCCGCCACCATCGCCACCGCCGATTCCGCCGCCATCGCCACCGGAAGGTGGATTTGGGATTGGCTCTTCAAAAAATTCTGTCCCCCCAAATTCCCATTCTTTGCCACGCAGTATGCAAGCCTCACGGTTTTTCGGACAATTCGTTTCGCTCGACGTTGACGTGCATTCAATTCCGTTTTTATAGGCAAATTGGCAACGCGGCGACAACGACCGAGCGGCTAAAATCGGTCCCATTGACTCAATATCTGCAATGAATTCAAATTCAATTCGTGACTCATTTGCGTCCACGTTGGCAATAATTCCCGGAAAAACTTTTGGAATCGTTTCAATCAGTTCTTCATCCCGAATCGAAACATATTGTCTGCCGTAAATCGCAAAAGCAAAATCTAAAAGCCGTGAATTACTTGCCAAATCAAAACCTAAATCAGACGTAATGTTTTCGCAAATTATCGTAATTCTATCTATCGCGCCGTCAATGGATTGCCGTAATTCGCTCACTTCACGAATCTTATTTTGATAGTTCACAGGCGGAATCTCCGGGGGAAACTGTCCGCGTGTCAAATATAATTTTTCACCATTATTGAGATAGATTTCGAGCATCTCGCGCCGTTTGGACGCGGGTAAAATTTCCGCTAAGGTTGGTGAAATAAGTCTTGGCATTAAATATCTCTCAATTTTCTCGCATCTTTATAAATTTTGATAATTTTCCGTTTGCCATCGTCCGACTCCAAAAAACCTTCAAAAGTTCCATCTTCTTTTTGATTAAGATATAGACTTAAATTAGGTGAAAAATTGATAACCGGGTTTGATGACGAAGCGGTAAAATTTGACTGACTCAAATTGATTGAACTTGAAATTCCGCCCGTCTCGAATCTGGGAACTTTATAATTCATCCGCTCGATAAAATTAGCTAAAAGTGATGCCGTCCGATTCGCATATTTCGGATCGGTCGAAAGGATAAACTCATCAAATCCGCCCTCGCCGACAACCGCTAAATGTCCACCGTTTTTGGCGGGAATATGTCCGCCCATTGCGAACTCCGGCAATAGTCTGCGGTCGCGTTCCGCCGCAAATTCACGCACTTGCTGTTTTGCTTTCGCAGCTTCCGAAAGTGCGTAAATTTGATTGGTCAAGGCGTTTTGAAATCTTGGGTCTGAACTAGGCGGAACAACTCCTACGCGCTCGTTTCCATCTTTCATAGCAATTCCGCGCGTTTTCTTGTCTTTCAGCGCATTCGCCTGTTTGAAATATTCGCCCGAAATTTCACCCGTTTGGTCTAATAAACCTTGAATATTTGTTCCAGGCTTCGCGGCTTCCATTTCGGCTTTGATTTTGTTGAGTTCGGAGAGCGTGTCAACCATCAGAGCATCACGAGTTTTTTCATCACGTCTGCGAGCTGCGTTACGTTTGAGCAGTAACGAGCCAATTAACAATGCTCCGGCAATCGGTGCTAAGACAACGGTTGCCGACATTGCTGCCGAAAGTCCGCCGATTGATAAAGCTCCGCCAGAGGCAAAAACTCCACCGAATAACGTTGATGCACTTAATGCTCCAGTTCCAATTCCGCCCAAAAGTCCACCCGCGAGTCCGCCAATACTGCCCAAAATTTGACCAGTTGGAGATTGACCGCCAGCCAAAGCACCTAAACTTAATCCGAGACCGGGCGCAAGTGCGCCAATTCCTTTTGCAGAAAATAAACCTTTCAATTTTGAATAATTTGAAAGTTGTGAAGTCGCTTGATTTGCGATTGTTCCAGCAAACTCATTTCGTCCACCTAATGATGAACCGCTCACATTGAATCCACCGTTTGCACCAATTGTGCCTGTTGAACCACCGCCAAAAAATCTGCTGATTGAACCGCTAAAGTTGGCACCTCCGAGATTCAATCCGCCCGTTCCACCAGCTCCGGCGAATGAAAAATTACCGGGAATATTTAGACTTCCTCCGGCGAATCCGGGCGATGAAAATCCGCCTGATGACTGACTGCCATTTCCACCTAAAAATCCTTGTAAAAGGTTGCCGACTGAGAAACCACCGCCCGAAGATTGAGACGTTCCGCCCGATGCCCCCGGAGCAAAGATATTTTGGAGCGGTTTGAGCGTGGCTAATTTGATAAAGTCAACAATCAGTTGTTTGATTATTCCACCAAAAAAACCAAGTTTTTTAGTTACACTTCCAACGGCTGAATCAATGCCATTCCAAAAATTATCAATAATATTGATTCGTGCATCAGCATAAATTTCTGTCACAGACTTAACCGAATTCAAGTGATCAAGAATTGCTGCATTTGCTTGATTCTGGCTAAAATTCCCCTTTTGCGACAATTCTAATTCCGCCCGGTTGATTTGCATTACTGCGTCAACCTCACGCTCCCGCAAACTGATAATATCTTGCAAATACGCTGCTTTTATTTTCAATGAATCGTTCAAACCGGAATTGGCAATATCATTTTCAAGGTCGAAAATTTCACGCTCAAGCGAAAGTTTTTCCTCTAAATTTGCAATATCTTGCTCATATTTTCGGAAAGTTTCATCACCAAAAAGCCGTTGCTGGGTTTCGTATTGATTGCCAAGATTTTCAAGCAATAAATCTTGATCAGCAAGCGCATCTTTAACCAAAGAATTGATAATATCTTGGTGTTTTTCACGTAAAGCAACAACTTGCTCAATCTTCTTTTCAGTTTCTAACGATTCGTTTAATTGTTTAAGATATTCGCCACCTAAAGTTAGGCGCGATTCAGTAACCTCAGAAACTGTTTGCCCCTGAGTAGTTACATCGCTAGATGTTTTTTCAAACTGTTTTTTAATATCAAAAGTTGATAATTTGTTTCGATCAAGCGGAATATCTTTGTTCAAAAAATCTGTATAAGATTTGATAAATTCTGCCGACGGTGTAATCGCTGAAGTTGATTTGTAAAAAGCTGCCAACTTTTCAAATTTTTCACGAGCAAAGGCTTGATTATCAAGGTCAATGATGTTTTTCATTTGAGATTCATAATCTCGTGAACCTTCTTTTTCGGGAATGTTTGCAATAGAACCGCCAAAAAATTTATTAACTGCTTTTTGTCTCATTGCAATCATATTCGGATTTTTCATTGCATTGCGTGGTGATGTCCCGTTTTTATCAGTTCTATCGTAGAATTTCTCACCTACTCCACCCGCTAAAATAGCTGAATATAATTGCATCTGAGATGCACCTTGAGTAGTAAAACCTGACCTGTTAAATACATCCCGAATATATTTAACAAGTGAAGTTTCAATTTGGTCAGATAAAGATTGCCCTTTAAATACTCCATATTCACGTTGTTGAGGCTCACCGGCTTGAAAGATGCCACGATGCACACCCCATTTGGTAGTCGGACCTTTCTTCCAAGTATCCCAAGTTCCACCAGATTCAAAGCCTGTCAAAACTGCTAAATCCAATGGCGACACGCCTAAAGTCTTACCTGCATTTACGAAGGCTTGCCCTTCCGAAGAAAGTTGAAATTTTTTCTCTTTTCCCGCGTCAGGTTTGAAATAACTGTCAGATGATTTAACTTTTGATGAATCCCAAGACTGAAATTGAATTGAATTATCCGCAGATGGTCTTTTACTTTCTCCTAGTGAATTACCTGAAGTCGGCAACACTACAAGACCGCCTTTGCCTCCCGACGCAGCGAAATTAGCAATGCCCGACATTATTTGCCATCCTTGCGAGATTGTTTCCCAATTCACTTTTACATAGTTAATAATTGTCTTGATTTCGCTAAATACTGCACGGAAGACATCAGCAACATAAACACCCCATTGTTTTATTTCTTCTTTATTATCCTTATAAAATCCGCTAAATTCTCTGAAAACATCTCTTGCAACAGGCAACAATTCACGTCCCAAAGTTAAACCGACTCCACGAAGTTCCATTTGAACTTCTTTCATTGCTTTGTTGAACTCGCGTGATGCCTGAACATCTTCTTGAGACAGAACCAAACCAAATTCTTTCGCCGTTTTAATCAAATTTGAAATGTCGCCGTCTGCTTTGGCAATTATCGGAAGCAATTCACGGCTTCCTTCCTCACCAAAAAGTTTGGTTGCTGCACTCATTTGTGCGATCCCGGGAGGTAATTTGTTGATTGCCTGAAACGCTGCATTCAGCGCACCTTCAAAATCATTGATGTATTTTTTCCCATCAATTCCTAAACGGCTCAAATCTTTTTGGGCTTCTTTTGAACCCTGCGCGGCATCGGCGATTTTGGTAGCATAATCTTTGACAGAATCAATTATTGACTCAAAATTACCACCTGTATTTCCAACTTCAATATTTAGTGCTGATAAAGTTTCAGTAGTTAGATTAGTTATTTTTTGAGCCTTGCCAATTTCAGAGCCATATTCAGCAAAAGATTTTGCAAAATCGTAGGCATATTTAGTTGCAGCGATGACCGCTACTGAAAAAGCGGTGATAGCAACTGTGGCAGCCGTAATGATAGCTGTTATAGGATTAAAACCCGCTGCTAAACCTCCGATACTTGAGGTAATTCCGCCAATTCCTGATTCAACATTTTTGAGGTCATTTCCCGATTTTCCAACATCCTTAGTCGCTTTTTCGAGTCTCGACATTGATGCCGAAGCCTGTTTAACTTCATCATCCTTAACATCAATTACTAATTTTATCTTGCGCTCGCCTGTCATTTATTTGTATTATTTGCCTATGAAAAAATTATTCTTTATTTCATTACTACTTTTAGTGTATTCATTGACGATTTATGCTCAATCAGAATCTGCTATAAAAAAATTATCTGTTCTGAAAAAAAAGCAGATTGCAAAACTAATGAACGATATTGATGACGGTATGACTATTTACGCGAATTCAACTAACGACAAAGTAATTGTAATTGCAACTGCTGAAACAATTAAACGTATCCGAAAATTAGCTACAACGATTCCAAAAGGTTTATTCCGTAACACTTTGCTAACCGTTTCAGGAGCGTGGGAAAAATCGCTTTGGTTTCGTTATGACGAAATAGGAAACGCTATGATGTCAATGTCTGCTCGTTCTGAAATTATCAAAATCTATAAACTTGAATCATTTGCACCTGAAGACCGTCCAACACGTCTATTTGAATTCGCCAAAACCTTTTTTGATATGGCAGCAGACATCGCCATTGATTCTGGCATTCCAACAAATTAAATTACTTTTCAGGCATCCAACCTTTCAAAAATGATTGCATCCGAATTTCCCGAATTTCCTTAACTTCGTGTTCAGCTTGTCGCCAATGACGATGTAATAGCTGAAAATCAAATGGGTAAATTTCCCAATCGGTAGAATGTCCAGCATTTTCCCAATCAATAATATCGGCAATTTCTTCAATCAATTCCGACACATCATCAATCTGAGTTTTCAGTTTTCTGATCGGAATTTTTCCGTCACATTTTCCGCATCCCGCGCAAGATTCCTCTGCCCGATCCTTCCAGCGTCCTTTAGTTTTTGGGAAACGTGATGAAAACTGTTCGCACGATTCGCCCGGACAGTTTTCAAGTTTTCCCTCTAAACCTTTTTCGCCTGATTGTTCAAAGACCTTTTCCCAAATTTGGTTGAGTGCAGTTAGCAACAACCAAGAATCTACTTTTTTTCGTCCAATTTAGAATCAAAAATGTGATGAATGACCGTGGTTTTGAATCTGAGCGGAATTAGGTTATCCACAAATCCTTCGGTTTCAATCATCATTTCGTCATACAATTTGCCAATGGCTTCATTTTGCGGAATGTATTGAATCTTCGGTTCGCGTCGCAACCCGCCGACTTTTTCTTGCTTAAATCGTTTGGCTTGGATGCGGTTATATTTCTTTTTCCACTCGTCCCGGCTTAAGTTAGTCAGAATGTGCTTTTGTTTGACTACATTTTCGGGCTTGATGCCATTGAAATATGCTTCAGTAAAAACGGTTTGGGTTTCCGCAACTGCTCCGGTTCTAACCTTTCCGAGAGCCTGATTAGTTGAAATTGCCACAGCTAACAAATTGGAAATTCCTTCGAGTTTTTCTTCAGCGGGAATTTTATCTTTCCAATCCGCTCCTCCATCGAAATTTTCAACTTTCTCGATTACGTCATTCCAAAAATTGACCGTTGCTTTTTCATAGGTTTCATCGGCTTCACCTTTGGAATTTGTGCGAATATCCCAGCCTTTTGTCCAATCTAAATAGATTTCATCATCATTGAACTTAGGAGAATAAACGTGCGCGGTCTCAAAATCTTCACCGTTTTCTTCGACAACATACTCAAATCTTTGAGCAACTGTCGCGTTATAAAAATATTCCAAAGCAGCGGATTTTCCCGCTGCACCACTTCCAATAACAACTGCAATTTGGGCTGAATGTTCTGACATAAATTTAATTAAAATAAAGCGGAATTCCGTCCGCTGCGGTTAATTACCAAGTGTCGGCTGCCACGGTGTAAGATTTCACGTTATTGACGACTTCTAATTCGACCGGCATAATTTGACCTTGCGCGAGCGGAGCGGTTTTGATTCGCAAGCCGTTTTTGCCGTCAACCTCAACGTGGTCAATGTCCATAATATTTCCGGCTAACAATTTGAACAGCGCATAATGTTTATGCGCGCCCGAAATAGTTTTACCTTCATATTTCAATTCGCCTGATAAAGATGCCATTGTTTTTAACTTTTCGTAAGCATCGTAGGCATCATCCATCAAGATCGTAAAATCAAAAGTTACGGATTGATTGCTGCCAACTTCACAATTTCCACGAATTACGCCTGATTCGGGATTAGCAGAATCTTGAAAAAGTCCGCATCCCAAATATCCGGCTTCGGCTAACAAATCTTGATTAACCGAAAAATCAAAATCCCGAAACGCACACGCTACATTGAAGACAGTTCCACCCATATTTACTTCAGGATAAAGTTTGAGACTTGCCTGAGTATTTCGGAAGAAATTTTGCACCAGAGATTCAATCAATTTGACGTTTGAAGTCGAAAAGAAATTGATCCCGGACGGCACAGTTCTTTTGCCCGATCCTTTCCACGAAGTATCAACCGACAATTTAGATTTGCCCGATCCTTTGACCGCAAAACTACCGGCGACAACGGACGGATATTGCACATTATGAGCATTCGGACGTGATGCCGATTCTCCGGCTTTTTCAACATAACCGTAGGCGGGTTGTTGAGCATTATCCTGTGGATTGATGAGTTTGCAAGTATGTTTATAAACAGTATTTGCAAGCACTTCCACCGTGTCACAGATTCCCATTCCGGCTTTTGCGCGTTCAACTAAAAGTTGACTTGAAGCATCTTCCGACAACGAAAAATCAACATCGTGCGCTTCGATTTCCTTTCGTGTTGGGTATGGCGTGCCGGTCGAATAGCCTTTATTGTCAACCGAAATGACGTTATATTTCGCAAACGTCCGATCCTTTTTTTCAATCTGCCGGAAGTTTTTCGGCGTTGTCGTCGGAGTTAGCGGCGTTTGATAATCCGCTTGTGGCACGGTTGAAAGTGCAAAAATATTTACTGAATTTTGTGATGTTGCCATTATGCTTGTCCTCCATTAGTTTCGGGAGTTGGTGCAGCTTCAAATTGCTCGACCTTGCCCGTATTGAGCCACATTTGCAATTCGCCAAACGGCACTTCCACCGCCTCGCCAACTGTCAATGCAACTGATTTTCCGCCGTTGGAAAGTTCAATCCGTTTTGGCTGAATCTTCTTCTTTTTCCCGTTTTCCTCGACTTCGATTTCTTCGGGAAATCCTTTTTTCAAAATAATTTTTACCTTTTCATCTGACATTTTTAGTCTCCTTTAAAGTCTTTCGGATTAACCACAATCGGTAATCGTTCCATCGCGTATTTATCGGCTCTCGTATCATCAAAGAATCTGACTTGGCGCAAGATTTGCACCTGACAACCGCGACTATTCAGCGTTGGAAATTCTTCAAAAAGCTGAATTGCTTTCTTTTTCAAATCAAAAACTTTTTGCCGTGCCGGAAGCCGTTGCGTTTTGTCTTGACCTTCGACGCGGGCATAAAATTCGATTGTCAGAAGTCCATCAAATTCGGTGACGTCATCGCCGTTCCCATTCGGCAGCATCGAAGTATCCGCGTCGCCGATAATTATCCCGGCATTTTTATTCCATTTCTCATAAGCCGATGGATGGATTTCTACCAATGAACCAAAGTCCGCTTGATGCTCTGCCAAGAATTCATAAACTAAATTTTCAACTGGTTTTACTGACATCTATGCGAAATCCTCAATTACTCCGGCAACAATTTTGACTGACTCATCCTGTAACCGTTTCGCCGCTCGTTCATCATACGGATTCGGTTTAACTGCCTTTGCCGTTTTTCTCACCACAAAAACTTGACCATCCGCAACGATGTAACTTTCACCTGAAGGCGCGGATGAAACAGGAATCAATAAAGCTCTGCCTTGCTTGGCTCTCAGTGCCGGGCGACCTTTCGCTACCGTTTCCGCATAATTAAACTGCGAAGCTCCGCGCAAAGTAATCTGCTTTGTTTTTCCATTTTTCAAATGCAAAGTCGCTGCTCGCGCTCCCCGTTTTGCTGATCGTGCCGTCACGGTCAAAACCGCTTGTTTTCTAACAAAATCAAAATCCGGAGTTGAAACTCCTTGCAAGAGATTCCCGGTAACGTAGGCAGTATTTTTGATTTCAAGTCTCAATAACTGATACCCGCGCTCGCCTAGTCTGCGAAGTGCAACGTCCGTCATTTCCTCCAAATCCTTTTGGAGTTCGTTGATTGCTGTGATGTCAACAGTTACATTTGCCATCTATGCTCCGGCATACCCAAAAGCGGTTGCTCGCCAAATAACTCCTGTTGTCGCCGGACAAACCATAGTTGTCGCAGTATTAGCCGTCACGCTTTTTAATGGTTGTGACGGTTCAAAAACCTGTTCTTTCATCACGCCTTGCGGTGATGCGTCTGCTTCAAAAGAGAACGCCATCGAACCCGGTAAATTTGTCGTTGTCACAATTAACGGAGTCGCGCCGGCTGTCAATAAAGCAGACGTGTGGCGTTGAATCCGAATATGGGTTAAATAATGGAAAAGCCCAAGACCGGGAGCCGGTAACGTCAAAGTCATTGCAACCCCTGTTGCCGCTGTGTTTGTGCCTAAAATTGTTGACGGCTGAGGCACTGCCAAGACAATATCATCAGCTAACGAAGCTCGTAAATTCACGGTTGGACTACCCGAAGTGTAGGCAGTCAATCGGACTCTGACTCTTTTTAAGCCCGCTGCATTTCCAATAAATGCTCCAACCTGTGCCGAAGCTAAAGTTGTCAGCCATAATTGGGAAGCTTGATTCAAGACTGGTAAATCAAAATAATTTAATCCATCAATAGTGCCTTGAACATTCAAAGTGCCAACGTATGTGCCGCGAACATCAATCAAAACTGAGGCTTCGCCGTTGAGATCAAGCACAATCTCAGCGTTTAACGCTGCTAAATTAGCTACTTTGGCAACATCGGTGCGTGGACGCTCTAAATTAGTTGAATGTTCGGTTGTCCCGTCGTTATACGGAATGCTCATTGTTTTTCCTCTATAATTTCGGCAATCGGTGGCTCACAATTAGTCATCGCAACTGCTAAATCGGTGTCAATATTCAACTCATCACCTTTGGAAAATAGAATTCCGCCGTGTTCTAAATCTGCCAATAATTTAATTTTTACTTTTTGTTTTGCCATAATTAACCTATTAAATAATTGATTTGAAATTCTCCGCGAACTCTTTGATTTTGATAAATATTCGCTGCCCAAATTTGCATCTGTCCGGCTTGCGGAGTTGCTAAAATTTTGATTTGTTCGTCTGAATTTTCAAAAGTTTCATCTTGCCCGGACTGCCAAACTTGTAATTTACTCGTTGCTGAAATGTCAGAATCTACAATCGTAAAAATTTTCTCAATAACGGAAGTCGAGCCAAAGTCAATCGTTGTTTGGCGAATCCGCCGTGACTTAAATTCTTGCCCGGCGCGAGTTGCCAAATCCTCAATGTTTTCAACTAAACTCATACTAAAGCCGCCTCAAAAACTGTGACAAAATTTGTGTTGGTATCGCCAATGTCCGATGATGCAATCGCTCCAATGTTGCTCAATGCTTGTGTTTTCTCACCATTTGACAAAGTTTGTGCAGCATCAAAACGCACCCGATTGCCCAACGATGTCAGAATGCCCGAAATGTCTGAATCATCTGAAGACAAAGCATTTTGAATCTCTAACAACGTATCAAAAGCTGAACTGGCACCGCCTAAAATTTCACTTTTGGCAGATGCAATGAGCGCGATAATTTTGTCTGACGAATAAGTTGAGGTTGTTGCCGAAACTGCATCGTTGATGATGGCAGCCGAATCAAGCAGCCCTTTCAGTTCATTGATAGCAGCCACCAAATTATTTTTGTTGGTAGTCGTCAGATTGGTCAGAGTTCCTGTTTTGGTATAAACAGTCTTAAACTCTGTGCCAATTCGCGTTAAAACGTCTTCAATTTTGGTTTGCAAACTCATAATAATTTATTCTCAAAAAAGACAACCAAATCACTTTCTATCGTTTCCCCATCCGATCCATCCACACCCGGCGCGCCTTGAATTCCGATTGCTAAAATTGTTGTATTTTCTTCGTGGCTAACCAACAACTCGCCCTCTGCCGTTTGCAGAATAGAAGTTTCTTCGACTACTACTAAGGTTGATTCTTCAGTCATACCAATTCTTTATTTTTAACTCGCCTTTTTTGAGGATTCGATTATCAATCTGCAAAACTATTTCAGCTTTTGAAAATGAATATTCGTTGATAATCAAATCTGTAAAGGCAATGGTTATTTCAGCATTGACCGCATTTGTAATTAAGCAAACCGGACTTTCCAAAACTATTTCACTCGCTCCGGCTGGTTTAATTCTGAGTTTGGCGACCTTGCCTGACAGATTAAAAGGCTCCTTATTTTTGTCGAGCCAATAAAATTTCTTTGGTTCGATTGCGCCCTTGATAATCTCTAAAACCCAGTTATTCAACATCTGCTACCTCAAAAGTCGCGGTTGGCGTTCCATCCGAAAGCAAATATGGTTCAGCAATTTCGCGGGCTAACTCCAAATATTGCATACAAAAATTAGCTGTATCTGTCGGAGTAAAATAATTATTCGTTGTATTACCCTCGACTTGTTCAGATTTGACTAAGCCAAAGTTGCGAATGTTCGTGTTCAAACCCAATATCAAAAAATGCAAAGCCAAATGTCCTTCAGCATTTTCAAGAATTATCCGACGTTCCTCAGTTTCTTCGTCCGCAAGTGCAGAAGTATAAACAGTTTCGCCAATCCAACTTTTTAAACGTGCCGACGCTGATATGATTGATTTCTCTAATCGTTTCGGCGGAATATCCTCGTGAATTACAAAAGGAAAATCCTCAATTAAATTGTCTGTATTTATCAGCGTTGGCATTTATTTATTCAGTTTCCGATTCAGCTTTTGTTTTCTTTGTTTTTGCACTTTTCACAATCAGCAATCCGCCACTTTGTAAAGCCAGCCGGGTTCGCTGACCGATTGTTTTGCCGAGTGCAACTTCTTGACTACCTGAAACCTCGAATCCGGTTTCATAGTCAACTAAAATCCCTTCATCTTTGGCGAGTTTTACCACATCGCCGGGTTTTGCTTCTGCCATTTCCATTTCTCCTGTTTCAAATGAGGAACGGCTAAAAATCAACCGTTCCGTTTATTTTTCAATCAGCAATTATTCGCTGTAAGGATTCATCCAAGTAGCCCATCCATTGCCGGAGAAAGCGAGCGCAGGATCAATAATTACTGACGCATTGCGTTGGATTTTTGCAAAGCCGGTCGTAATCGAAACGATTGCTTCTTCGATTTGTTTGCTGATGATTTTGTCAGTTTCAACCAGCAACGGCGCAGCGGTTAATTGAACCAGCGAAGCCGATGGGTCTTGGATAACAAGTTTTGAACCTGTCACTTTAGTTGAAACATACAAATCTTCGGGAAAGGTCAACGGCGATTTGAGCATTGTGTTCAAAATCGCATTTCCCGCGTATTTTTGTTTCATTTCCGCCAACGTTACATAGTTCAATGCAGAAGTTGCATTGCCGATAGCTTGGAGTCCAACCCGCCCTAGCAAAGCAAATTGAATTGCTACACGAGCCAAATCTTTGTAGGTAATTCCGTTATTGGTATCATCTACGCCGATGACATCGGCTGATTCTGAAGTATCGGTTTGATCACCGTTGATGATTGCATCCACCGCCATTCCGTTTAAGGTATGACCTAAGATTCGCCCGGCATCTTCAAAGAAGATTTGCGCCAAACTCAACGAATTGTAACGGATTGCTTCGTAAGTAACTTTGAATCCGCGAGCTTTCTTTTTGAGTTTGACATCCTTTGAACCGTAGCTAACTGTGCCTTCCTCAATGGTTGCCGCTTCAGCCGAATCTTTCATCGCCGCATCGCTCAATTCGATTTTTGGCATTGTCACAGTTGGCTGGGCAACTTGCTCCTCTCGGATAATTAAATCCGGGTAAAACGTCGCTTGAACTGCACCGCGCATCACCGGGTCAAGAAAAACTTCGCGTGACATAAAGCGTTGACTGCCGTTGTCGAATGTTCCAGCCATTGAAGCGCGAGCGCGGCTCATTTGCTCACGAGCTGTCATTCCCATTCCGCGACGAACACCATCCCGAATAATTTCCGACATCAGCGAGCGGGAATCGCTATCAGCATAAAGCTGTTCAACTGTCGTCCGATGCGGATTCAATCCCAACTCCGCGTAAAGATGGTTAATCGAAAGCGGGTTGCCATCTGCATCTTTATAGGTTTCCGCAATGTGTTGGCTGATAGTTCTTTCGCCTTGAGTAGCGCGAATGACATCCATTGCAGCTATGATTTGTCTGACATTTCCTTTTAATCCGTAACTCATTTTTTTATCTTTTCTCCTTATAAAAATTTATTCAGACTTAGAAAGTCAGAATTTGAACGGTTGCCTCGTCAGCACCGCCAACCCAAGCCACGCCGTAAGCCCGTTTGATTGGATCGTTATCGGCTGATGCTGTGCCTTCAGTCCACGCTTTGGCAGTATGTTTGCCGGTCGTCGGACTAAATGCACCAAGTTTGACCCAATCTCCTGCGGTTATCGCGCCATCGGCTTCCATCTCAACCAATTCCTTAAATTTGGTTTCAACTGTGCCGGGACCGTTATCAATTTTTGAAGGAACTGATAAGCGTCCAATTGGAAACCCATCGGCAGCACATTTGCCAACCGTGGCATTCCCGGTAATTGCTACCAGCGTATCAACCGGTAAATTTGCAGTTGCTACTGTTGCGGGAACTGCCAAACCTTCAACTTGCGCTCTTAATTTCATTTTTCCTTTTCTCCTTTTGTTGTTTAGTCGTGCAGTCCTACGTTTGGAACTGTCGAATGCGAAGCGGTTTCGATGCCGCCAGCGGTTTCAATTTCGGCTGAATTTTCCTGAGAGGTTCGACCTGTCGGGAGTTTATCCGCCGCTTTTTTGCGGTAATAATCTTCGAGTTTGACGAGCATTTCCGCGTCTGCTCCTTCGATTTGTTGGCTCACAATTTCGGGCAAGTCGCCTTCGTCTGCGCCAAGTTCAGCGATTGTTGCGAGTCGTTTGACTTCGCCGCGTTTCGCTGTCAAAAGCGTTTCGCTTTGCGCTGCTTGCTTCTGTAACTCTGCCAAATTAACACCCGCGAAAGGTTGGTTTTTGGCAGCGAGTTTTTCGGCAGCTTTCAGAATTTCCGTTTCGGGAACATCATCGCCGTCAAACTCAATGCCGAGTTCTGATTTTTTCTCTTTGGTTAGTTTCATAGTTTTTTCCTTTTTCTCCTCGTTTGAATTTGCCGGCAACGATAATCTTGCCGCGCTTAAACTTTCATCATCAAAATCTTCATCGTTATTGCCTTTCGGCTGTTTTGCCAATCTGTCTGCGCCTTGATAAACCAAACTCGCTTCCCAAATTTCGTGAATTTTCGTGACAATCAAGCGGACGATATGCCCGTCAACTTCTTCGCCTAACAGCCTGAAAAACTTCCAACGATCTTCGGTGGCAATGTCCGGGTGCGAAAACTCAAATTCAAACAACACGGTCAAACTGGTTGAATGAATTGCCGGAGGTTTCATCAATAAACCACGGGCAATAATCGGATTGACCAGCGCATCAATTTTATAAGTCGCATTGATCCCCGGAACTCCGCCAAACTTTTCACCGCTCGAATCCCAAGCGGTCTGACTGACCGAGCCGAGCCAATTGTAGATATTCCAGAAAACGTGATTGGCATAAACGGTTGCACCTTCAAGCAGGGCAACGCCTTCTTCCAAGACTCCTTCGCGTGTCCAATCAAGCCAATGTCCTTCGACTACAACTTTTGAAAGCGCACGAAAATTGACGAAAATATAATCCTCATCTTTGGGCAAAATGTCGGAGACAGTTCGGAAATTGAAATTGAAATCTTTATCCATCTGCGCCCATTGCGAACTTTGCATAATGTCGCGGACGCGGTTTGGCAGATTTTTATCAAACGTCACTTCCGCCTTGCGAGTTGGAGCTTGCAAAGTAACTGTCGCCTTGTTTTGGGCAAGATTTACAATTTCGATTCCGTTGGCTAATTTCATTTATTTCACCTTTTCGCACGGTAAATGTTTGATTTCCGCATTAAAAAACTTTCCGGCAGATTTGCCGTTTTCTCCGCTGAAGGTTTCTTCAAACCTATCGTTGAGGCTCGTTGAAACATTCGGATATTTATAGGTCGAGCCGTTATGAAAATTAACGGTCAACTCTTTTGTGACGCTGTTGTAACTTGCGCTGTGTAAATTTGAACTTTTGATTTGTTTCATATTTGGAATAGGGATTCGCGCTCCCATCGCTCCGTAATAAAATTCAAGCATTATCTATTGCTCTTTGTTCGTAGCGTTCATCAATATCGGTTGACCACATTTGAATCGTTTGTCCTGCAAATTTATGAAGTGAATCAGAGCAATATTCAATTTTTCCGTCTCGAACAAACAAATGACATCGGTAATTCGGATCATTCGGCATCGTGATTAAAAGCGATGGTTCAAAGGTCGGCTGTTCAAAATTTCCGTTGAATTTCCATCGTTTAATATCGAATGAGTGATAACATCCGCATCCCGGACACCAAAACATATAAGCGGAAAATTCGCCATTTGAATTATTCAATTTGTCTAAAACTTGCATTTAAGCATCCTCATCAATTCCTTTAATCAAACCTTCCAATCGCGTCCGGCAATTCGGATGCAGCGGCGGAAGTGCTAAACCGTTTTTGGTCATTTCCTCGCTGACAAAACCGTTTTCGTCAATTTCCGTTTCGAGCCAGCCAACCGGGTCTTTGCGGAATGCTTTTGCGGCGTTGGATTCGTAAAGCTCCAGCGCAAATTCGCCGGGTTCGAGTTGGTTCAACCGTTCAATCGCAGTTTGGGCAACGCCGACTTTTATTTTTTTGCCGTCAATTCCGCGACAAATTTCCGTTGTCCGGCTGTCGAGCGTTGCCGCATACCGCGCATATCTTATTCGCGCTTGGGACAAACTGCCGATATGCGCCCAATTCCGCACCCTTTGCACTGCTGTCTGAAGAATAGTTTTGGTTTGTCTATCGGTAAGATTCTTGAGCCGTTCACCCGCGACTTTGCGAAATTCCTCAAGTTCTTCCGACGATTCGCGCCCGAAAAGTGCTGCACCATTTTCAAAGTATTGCTCGACAAAAAACTTCCGTAGCGGTTCGCTCGTATTTTTTGCGAATTTGCTGAAGTAGAAATGGTCAAGGTCTCCAATGAATTTAATTGACTTGGTATCTGCACCGCCCAATTTAAGTTTGATTGGCGATTTGTCCCCGAAAGGCGTGGTGTCTTTAAGTCTGAAAAATTCGTAAATTGATTTGGTAGTTCGCTTGATTGCCTGAACTGCACGGGTTGAACTCCAGCCGTTTTCAAACGATTTTCCGAGTTCGTCAAGTAATTTGTCGGCGAAATCTTCGCCTGATTTGAAATCTGTTTCGTTGTGGTCGCGTAGGTATTCGCCCAAACGCCCAATGACAAGACGCAGAGCATCATCAGCATAGCTGGTAATCGCCCTAAAATATTTGTAGATAAATTTGTCAAGAATCGCATCTATTTCTTCCTCCGTTAATTTGAGACTCGTTGCAGAGTCTTTTTTTTTATTGGTAAAACATTACCGGGTAATTGTTTTTCTTTAATTTCCGGTAAAAGTTCGATAACCGTTGGCTGAAATTTATATTTCTGCTCTGTCCGATTAAAACTGAATTTGAAACTATTGGTGCGTTTGCCTGTCCGAATGGCACTTAACGCTTGCGCCAAACTGACATCGGCATTAACCAATTCCTCATCGTGCCAAGATTCGTAACCCAACTCTTGCGCTCCCTCATCCGCTGAAATCAATCCGCTTTTAACTTTTTCCAAGACAATTCGGACTTCAATTTCTTCGGTCTGTGCAGCTTGCAGCGAGTTGCGCGAAAATGGTTTGTTGAAACTCAGCGAAACGCCATCAACTTGAATCCCTTCAAGCCGTAAATCTAACCGATAAGTTTGCTCCATTCGGCGTTTCGGCAATCGTTGAATGTTGTGAACCTGTGCCAGCAACAGGTTATAAACCACATCCGCAAATGTTTCGGTGGTCGAATCCGTGCGTCCGAAAAACGCTGGTTGCATTGCTAAACCTGACATAACTTGCTCTTCCGAAATTCGATTGAGGTCATAAACTCCGCTTGCACCTTCGGAAATATTTGTATGCTCAATTTTCTGATCACGGAACGAAACCAATAATCCTTTTGAAAATTGACCTTCCAAAGACTTTGCAATCATTGAAAGATAAGATTTTGCCCGTGACTGATATTCTGCATCCGTCTCATTCGGCTTTTTGTTTGGCGGTTGGACCGATGCTGTCACCAATCCCAACAATCCAAATTTTTGCGCGATATACTGAATGTTCTGCATCATCGGCTCTTGACCTTGCATAATCGCATCAACCGCTGCCGTTGCTGGAGGCTTGGCGTAGGGATTATTTTCAACCGTTTGCAGTGCCGAATAACGATAGGTTTCCGGCGACAACGGAATCAAACCTAAGTCTTGAACATTAGTTCGTCTAAAATCTGTCGACCGCTGATACGGCTGATAAGTTGAATTTTCCGCATCGTATTTGAATCGGATTGATTCAACCGGGACTAAGACAACCTGTTCAACTCGGCGACCAGCAAAATTCACAACATCCTCAGAACTCAATGCACCGCTCCACGCAATTTGTGCGAGATACGAATTGATTAAACCATCCACACCAGCACCATTTCGATAAATTCGCGTGGCAGATTCGTTTAATCTAGCCAAGGCATTTTCGGCAACTGATTCGCTATTTGCCTCAACCGAAATCGTATGTCCGTTGTTGGCGAGATTTTGCAGATTGGAAACAAATTGAGAAACATCAGGATTGTAGATGTAGAATTTTTTGAGAACTGCCAGCATTGCAAAATCAATGATTGGATTGACAGTTTGATATTTGTGCAAAATAGAGCTGAGATTATTGCCGAAATTCTCATCCGAACTTCTGCCCATTTGACCGTCGCCGTCAGGAATTTCGATTCCACCGACGCGGCGAAATGTGGCGTATGCAATTTTTAATCTTTCCCAAATGTTCATCTTGTAAATAAAAGCTCTGTGTTAATAATCAAAACCGCTTTGGTTCTAAGTTGCGTTATGCTCTCTAAAAAAATCTCAGGAACGCTCAGGAACGGTTTTACCTCGCGTATCCTGTTTCGGGAGCGACCCCAACAAACCCAACAAACTCTCCAAGTTTGGCAACTCTCACATAATTGGCGATGGCAAGCGCGATAAATCTATCATCGTGAAAGCCCGGCATTGCTCCCCATTCCTTGTTTGATAACCAAACAACTGTCTGTGCCTGATCGCACCATTCTTGATTTGAAAGACCTATTTCACCTGTTCTAATCGCTCGTTCTAAATAGATTGCATAAAGCGATTTATTTGCTGTTGTCGTAGCAATCCCAAATTCTGCCTCTGCCATTGCCTCGTCAAGTGTCTTCTTTCCATCCTCAACCGCTCGGCGTTGGGCAACGGTCAACTCTTTATAAATCCTTTCGGGTTCAATCAACTCTTCTAATTTTTTCAGCGTTGCAATCCCGGTGTTATTTCTTTCAACCGCGATAATTGCGTAGTTGTAAATCTCCGAAAGTTCGACCAAACGAAACGCCAACAAATCAGGACTAATTTTCAACTCTTCCGAATGGACTTGTCGCCCGGTCAACAGGTCAATGACTTCAATCGCTGCGGGATCAGAATTTTCCTGACCAAGCGAGGTATCAGCCGAAATCAAATAGTCACGCCCCGAAATCGCTTCAGCTTGCGGTTCACAAGTTACTTTCAAATAGACCGGGCTGATGACCGTGCGACCTGAAGAATCGAAACAATCCAAATCATTTTCGGGATGCTCGACCTTGAAAATCTTCAAGCCACGTTTTTTGTCGTTCCCGCCAAGTTCCTCAATTTTCAATCTGCGCCAAGCTAAATACTCAGCAACTTCCCAACAATGCCAACCCGCGTTTTTGTCGGCATAGCCTTTCCTTTTCAAATGAGCGAGAATTTTTTCGCAAACAAAAACTTCATCGTCTTCATTATTTTTCGGCTTTCCGGTCTCGTCCTTTTCAGGCGATTTAACTTTGCGCTCATTCAATCGAACCCGATTCTGAAGTTTCTCGTCATCGGTCTCTGCATTCGGATTCCAAATATCCAGAATGCTTTCAGATGGTCCGAGCAAAACAAACTCATTTTCAAGTTTGGCAAATCGCGCACCATCAACTCTGTTCTCTCGTAACCACCACCATTCATAAAAGAAAGAAGTCCAACCGCCTTTTTTCTGTTTGCCCTGTTGGTAATAAAAATAAAATTTCTCTTTACCACCGGCAGTTGATTCGAGCGTGATAGTTCCTTTTTCGGCGGCTGCCATCAACGCCGTAAAAACTAACTCTTGATCTCCAACCCAAAAAGGAATCTCAGTTAAATGAGCATTCGTAATTGTTTGCGACCGCAGTTTATTTTCCTGTCCCGGACGTGGATTCAAAGACGTAATCTGCGAATCTGTCACGCCTTTGGCAATGTCCCGAAACTCAATTAACTCTTTGGAGTAATACCGGGTTGTTGCCCGAAACTTGGACGGCAGATTGATATACATCGTGTCGAGCCGTTTCCAAAATTCGTCTTCAGCATCGGGATCGTGCGGCACGAGCCGGACGTTGCGACCAGAGAAAAGAATTGCCTCTAACAAATTCAAAATCAGTTCAAGCGTGGTAAATCCACCTTGCCGAAATTTCAAAACAACATTCCGGCGAGTCCGGCGAAAAAGATAATCGTTTTGAACATCATTCAACCTGAAGGGAATAATTTCGTTTTCTTTATGTTTGCTGCGAATGCGAACATATTTTTCAATGAGCAATTTTTTAACATTGGGATCGTGCCAATTTTCACGCCACCATTTGAGCGGTGCTAAGTCTGCATCGAATCCGTCAAACTCCTCAGCCATTTCATTGCTGGCGTGTTCAACCGCCGCATCCATCCGGGAAAATAGCTGTTCATCAGTTTGTTTTGCCATAATGCAGTTTGGCTTTTTCAATAAATGCGTCCTTATTCTTGTAGAATAATTTCGCTAAATTCATATCAATTTCCTTTGCCCAAAAAGTTATCCTTTCCCAAGCCTCAACAAAGGTTTCAAAATTTGACTGACTCAAATCCAATTTGTTTCTGAATTCAAGTTGGAGCGTGATAAACTTTGCATATTGATTCGCACCTTCTTTATCACCCGACAGTGCAGCCGTTCTGAACTTATCGGCAATTTCAACTATCGTTTTGTAAGCGCGCTCATCGTCACTTTCGATTGCGCCGATTTTAGTTTGTAAATCTAACTGCGCTGATTTTTCAAAGCCGTGTTCAACAATCCAACCTAACCGCGAGTCACTACCATTGCCTTTTGCATAAAGGTTTTGTTTGCTCCAACTCGGATACTCTTTCCGCATTTCCTTTTCAATTTGTTTGTCGTTTCCGCCAAATTGAATATAAAGTTTGCGGCATAAAGCGATTGCTTCAGGTGAATATTTTGCTGGCATCTTCGTTCAATTTTCGCGGTTTTGAGTGTCGGCTACTGCTATCGTTTTGCCATTTTCTTTGAAAATTCTCAGCACCGCGTTTGATTCTTTCAGCCCGGAAGAATCAAACTTATTTCAAAACTTTTCCTACTATCAGTCCGGCAGCTCCGGCGACAACTGCAATTTTGATTACCTTCCAAGTTGTCATTTGTCGGCTTCGCAAAATTAAGTTTGCCCGGTCCAGCATATCTATTTCACGATCTTTGGCTGCTAAGGACTTTCGCAGTTCCTCTTTTTCGCGCTCGGATAACTGATTGATATTCGATAGCTTTTGCTCAATATCTGTTTGAATTTCCAGTAATCGCTTTTGGACTTCGATTTCAACAGATTGTTTCTCCAATAATTTTCGAGCCGCTTTGAGTTCCTCGACAGCTTCGGCGCACGCCTTTCGCAAACCTTCGTCATCGGCACGGATAGCCGAGTTTGGCGAGATCGGCGCAGAGTTTGTCTGTGCTTGGAGTTGTGGCGATTGGCTCACGAACAGCCCGGTCATAATCAGATTGAGCATCAACAGTTTCGCGGTGAACCTTGTCCAATTCAGTTTTTTTAACATCTCGTTTTTTCTCCAACTCTTTTAATTCAAACTCTTTTTGTCTGATTTCAGCAGCAATTTTTGCAGCTCGTTCAAGTGCCTGATTACTTTCAATTTTTGCTTTGGCGGCGGCACGTTCCGCTTTGCGAACTTGGTAAAGCGAATAAGCTGAATCAATCCATCCTGATAAAATTAAGAACAAAATAATTGTGCCGATTCCAATAACCACAAATTTTTGTTTGCCGGTTTGTTGCTCCCAAAATAATTTGATTGAATCAGTTAATTTCATCGTTTTATCAGTTCACGCACCATCTGCTTGATTTCCTTAATGTCACTTTCCAACCGCGCAAACTCCTTTTCGTTTGTCGCTTGAATCGTTTTGCTGTGCGATTTATCAAAATGAATTTCGCCATTCAGCCGATGATTTTCAAACTCTTTCCACGAATCATTTTGTTCGGTTTCGATTCGTTTCAAGCTGTCACTAATCGCAGATAGTTTAGATTCGAGTCGCACTTGCCAAACGATGTAACCAATTAACGCAAGTCCAAGACTCGCCAACATTGTCGGAGAGATTTCCATCTATTTTTTTTGCACCTCAATATCGTGACGTGATTTATCGGAGTTAATTTCCGCTTGAAGTTTCACCAGTTTCCAATTAGTCACTTTCTCTGAAACATACCAAACGATTAACGCCAACCCGCCGACTAATAAAATAATCGGAAGCAAAACTTTCAAAATTGCTAAGGTTTCCGGCGAAATTTGAATCTGTAACCATTCCTTGAGCATCGCCAGCGAAAATGTTCCGCCTGTAATTGCCGTAAAGATTTTCGTGATTTTTGCCCGAAATCCAACCGGTTCAGGATTTGCAATGATTTTTGTTTCAGTTGCAATTTCAGTAACTTCCAACGTGGAAGAAACCGGAAGCAGATTGCCCGATTCCACCTCCGGCGCGGTTGGTTGGCTGGGCGCGGGAACATCTATGGCTTGCTCAATTTCTTCGTCTGTTACATTTTTGAAAAACTGAACTTTATTAAAACGCTGATAGGCTTTCGCCATTTTGACATCGTAATTGTTGTCTTTGTAACTTTTGCCGTTATAATTTCGCGCAAATCCTGCCCAATCTTTGCGCTGAATTTCGTCCGCGAGTTTGCGAAATTTGACCATTCCGACAAACGCAATTAACTGATTCCGTTCCGAAACTTTCAAAAATTCAACAAATTCGTGAACATCATCAAAGCCGCATTCTTCGTGCGTAAAGCCCATCGGCTGAAATAATCCGTAGCTGGTTGCCAATAATGCGGACGTTGGATCAAGTTGAAAGGCTTCACTGAACGCCGTGTAACCGTGCTTTTTCAAGTGCTGAACACGATACGGATAACTCAGATGCGGATGCGATTGGTCATATTTTCCGCCTGTAAATCCACGAAACTTATGCCCTTCAAACCGCAAAATGATGCGACCATCATCATCAAATCCGCGTCCGCTGGATTCGACAGACGCAACCGCCATCAATGCTGCAACTTCGCAGTTGAGCATTTTCGCGGCTTCAACATAATCTTGATTTTTCAGTCGTTTATCCATTTAGTTGAATTTCGGGAAAGTTTAAAGCGAACCTTAAACTTTCCCTTTCATCGTGCGTCGTTAGGGTATGACGAGTCTCCATCATTGGAGTAAATATTCGAGCAGTATTTCTCATCCGAAGCCCTGCTCAGGCATTTGGGCATTGTTCAAAACGTCGCCCTTTTAATCTTTATTTCTTCAGCGAAAATGTAACGGGATAACTCGTCCGGTTATCGCTGATTGAATCAACTTTGTCTTTGCCGATTAGTTTGTCAGCTTTCGCCACGCCAACCGAAAGACAATCCCAAAACGCTGATGTTTTGGTATTGACCAAATCAAAAAATTCGCGCACCCGAACCACTCGTGCGCCTTCGGATTTGGTAACAGTTACGGTTGCCGATTTGCCGTCAATGATAATCGGAATTGGTTTGCCTTTATCATCAATGTTCGCAGTCAGAATCGCAGAAATTTCTTTTTCGATTTCCTCTGCTTGAGCGCGAAACGGCGCAACCTTTAAATCAAATTCTTCGATAATCGGCTTGGTTTTTTCGTTATGCTCCCTCATCAACGGCTCTAATTGTTTGTCGCGTTTTGAAACAACTTTGCCCATCTTGCCTTGCAGAACTGTCCACGCCTCAAGTTTTTCTTTGATTATTTTTTGGTTGACTTTTGCCATAATAAACGCGGGAACAGGATTTGAACCTGTGGCATTCGAGTTATGAGTCCGATGTTCTACCTGACTGAACTATCCCGCAAAATGTTGTTGACTTTTGCCAACAAATTGAGGATAAATAAATTGAGTTCTGTTTAACATTGCAATTTTTAAGGCTTTAATAGATTTAATAAATTTTAAGATTTTTACGATTTACTGAAATGAATATTCAACGTAACCAACCATTTCTATTTCAAAATGTTGACCCGTTGCTGCAATTATCTGACGTTGAAAATGTGTTACGGAATAGTCGAGTTTTCTATACTGTGCCGAGCCGTCCGACGTTGATTCAGTATTGTGAGGATGGGACGTTTGAAAGTTTGAAATTACGCGGACAGTATTTCGTTTATGAATCGTCTCTGGTGCATTTTATCCAAAGTTTGCAACGGCAAGCAGCGTGATTTTTAATTGAATTTAAAATGAAAAAGACTAGAGGCACATCTAGTCTTTTTTATTGTTTTGACTTGTTCTACTTGACTCTACAGAATTTTTCTAAACAATGCTATGGGTGTGATTCTGATCGCGTTATCTCCTACGAGCAATGTTGACAGTAAATTAGTAAAATGCTGCATTCCTGTCACCATTTCCGATTGAATAATTTCATTTGTGCCAGTTTCTTCTTTAATCCCAACACAATAAACAGCAGACAAACCTTTGCCTCCAAATTTAATGTAATAACTTGAAACAGGTTCTTCCAGTCCTTGTTCCTTAATTGTTCCAGTGATCGAATCACCATCTTCAGTTTCAATGAAAAAAACGGGTTGAATGAAACCATCTGCAATCATTTTTTCAATAAGTTGCATTCCTAACTCTTCCTCTGATCTTTGTGGGTTTTGTTTATGTTTATTATGTTTAGCGGCACTAGCTAGATTAGGTTTAGTTGATTGATTTTCATTAAATAACTTATATCCTTCAGCCGCAACGGAAAGCAGATTTTTGTCAAAGAACGAAAGTTTTCCTTTGACCAAAACTAAAGAACCAAATGGAGCATCTTGATAATCTTCTCGAATTCGATTTTGAGAAAGATGTGATAGAACATCCTGCGCGTTCATATCAATCGGATCAATTGTTTTTTTTGTTTGATTAAAATCTGAGTTTTTATTGGTCTTTTTGTAGCCGAAAAGTTTGGTATCTAATTTTGCTTCTGTGTCAGTTCCTTCTTGGGAATTGTCGGTTTCCTCAATCGAAATTAGTTTACCTTGAAAAATTTGTGAATAATAAAGATTTAAGCGATTATGATCCCGGTAAAGGAAATCATACAATTCTTCCGTTTGTTCTGCGGCGTTGTCCATTTCTTAGTCTGCTCCTATTTTCAGCGTGGCGACGTTCAATCTCCTCACTTTTATCTAAAACCTGTTGAACCAAGTCTTTAACATTAGCCTCCCGGCATTCAACGGATTTAGAAGCAGTTTTGTTGTCTTTTTTTTCGTCCATAATAGACACCTGCCTCTATTTTACGCATTCGATTAGTAATTGTCATCAAATTTTCAACCAAATATCTGCCCTAACGCAAAAGCCAAACTTCCGAGCATCACATACATTGCATAAAGTTGATGCCGTGATCGCCAAAAAGTATAGTCTGAATAACTGTCGTTCGGTGCTTTGAAAAATGATAGTTTCATATTTTATACGCCTCGTAAATCTCTTTTCTAATTGCAATCAATTCTGAAGAATATCCATATTCTTCAACAATTTCACCAAAGGTTTTTTCGGCAATTAACTTTGTTGGCATCAACGCAATCGCGGCAAAGAAATTTGCTTCTCTGTCCATTCTGCGCTGCAATCCTTTGCTGAATTTGTGCGGAACGGGATAATGCAATAAATGATGTCCTAGCTCGTGATAAGAAACCCAGAGTTTTTCATTTGCCTTTAAGTTCGGTTTGAGCAAAATCATTGGCTCATCATCAATTATCAAATATTCGCCTTTCGCTGATGCCGTTGCATCCACAACGAAAGGCACTTTCATTTTTTGCGACAAACTATCTAAATCATCAGCAGTAAATACACGCTCATTCCATTCAGGTAATTTTTTCTTGATGAGTTTTGAGAGGATAAACGCCATAACTTTATTTCAAGATTCATCAATCATTTGCTCCATTTTTCGGTCTAATAATCTTTTTAATCTCAAGATTTCTTCTTTTGTCCGGCGTGTCGAACCACCGCCAAATTTTATCGAGAAAATTTCTTCCACCGAACTTTCTTCAATTATCTCTTTTTTCGATTTCGGCGTTTCGGATTCGTTGATATATTGGTCAAGTTCCGGCTCGCCAAAATTATCACCCAACGCTTTTGCCAAGGCGATTTTTGTTTTACGCATTGGCAAGGACTTTCCACTTTCAAGTTTAGATAAAGCCGACTGACTTACATCAATCAACCCTGCTAACTGCTCCATTGTGAAACCCTTGTTTTTACGAGCTATTTTTACTTTTTCACCAAACACAGGAATATTATTTATAACTAGGCATATTTTCACTTGACATAATATTCCTAGTTATATTATTCTAACTTTACCGTTAATCAAAACGGCATTTATTAACCGTTAGACAACAAAGGATTTTACCAATGAATGAATTTCAAATCAACCAATTGCTGGTCAAGAAAGGTATAAAAAAGTCAGATGTCGCCCGTCGATTAAATGAAGACTTTCCAAATCTTTCATTAAACTACGCCAAAAAAATTATCTATAACCTGATTTCCGGTCGTGAATGGTCGCCAACGTATGCCGAATGGCTGAACAAAAACTATGGAATCGAAGTGCAAAAACCAAATTCCGCAATTCCGGTTCGTCAACGATTACAACGTCAAGCCGCTTAATTTTTAGGTTTTGACCTTCCGCGTCAAGCCTAAATTTTTTTGTCCAAAAAAGGAATTGCAAAAATTCGTTGCAATTGCAACGCCCGATTACAACACTATGGAATCACACGATTTAATGAAGCTGCTTATACCCGAAAAGAAAGTTTCGGAGGTCTCGAAATTTACGGGATTGACTTCGACTTTGCTCTATCAGGAACGCCGCAAAGCAGGGGATAAGCCAAACGAAACAGGCACACGCAACACGATTGACAGACTTGATCTATTTTGTGAATGGAATCTTGACCGCAATCCCGAACTCGTCCGAATGGTTGGCGAAAGATATTTGAAAATGTATCAAAACCATATCTCGCCACCGCCCGAAACAGTCACGGTCAATGATCTGCTCAAAGTCTTAGCCGATGCCTCGAAAGAATGTGGCGAAGCAATTTCAGTCATTGCCCAACGGGGCAAAATCAAAGATTGCGAAGTTGAAGTTGGTCAAGCTAAACGTGCATTAGAAATGGCTTTGTTAATCGTTTCGCAAATGGAAAAGGAGTAATCAAGATGTCAACCAAAACTAACCAGTTCAACGATATTGACCACTTAAAACGAACCCAAGAAGCGCTGCTTGACGGAATGACGATTATGCACAAAGCGTTGTCAGATATTGCAAGTTGTGAGGTCGCCTTTATTGAGTCAAAAGAGATGCGAGATATTGCTAAATCTGCGCTTAAGGATTTAAACGAAATCACTTTCGGAATAAAAGGAGATACCCAAAATGCCTAAATTTATACCGCGCACAAATCGCCAAAATTCAGCTTTCCACAAACTCGTTGGTAAATGGAAATTCGACACCGAAGCCAAAGCCCAATTTGTATTTGACATCACGAAAGGTCGCACCGAATCAAGCAAAGAAATGAGTTTTGATGAAATGAATTGTGCCATCGAAAAACTTGGCGGCACACCGTTTCAAAGTAAGGAAAAACGGCAAACTCGTTATTTCCCGAAAAATGTTGTCGGACTTGATCCAATTTCAAAAGACGCAATTCGCGTAATGGAAGAATATCGCGCCAAGTTACCACGTTTGGAAAGTGATTTGGCGTTTCAAAAACTCTGCTTGAATGTCATTAAAAAGGTCTATCCAACACGAGTCCGGGACGGACAAAAAATGATTGAGTGCCTGAAGGCAATGAGCAATCGTGCAGTTACAACTACTGCGGATTTGCAGGAGGTGGCGTGATGGATTTTTGGTTAATTTCAATGATTTTAGTGATTTGTTCAGCAATAAATTTATACATCGGCTACCGAATCGGCTGTGTTCAAACCGAAGCCAAATTTGTCAACGATGAGGATGAGGTTTTAAGCACGGAGGAAATAGGATGAATTTATCAATCGAAAACCCATTTGCCACAGTTGTTCCGCCATCCGCTTGCCAACGATGTTTTGACACCGGAATTTGGCTAACTCCAACCAATAAAGTTGAGGTTTGCCCAAATGTCCAACTTGGCAAACCACACGCCGAGCCGAATCAAGCAAGTTTGCGCTTGCGTCAAGCAACCAATCGTCTGTTCCATCAGCACATTTGGATTCACGCCCAAGTGTTTGATTTAGCTCGAATCTTAACGAATTACGATTCACAAACTCCGGCTAATCGCAAAGACCT